TTTAGCAACCATTCAGAATATGGTTCCTGACAACTTAAGCGATCTGCTAAGTGATGTAAAACTTCCCCATTTAAAAAGATTGCAACATGATTTAAACCTTTACCCATAATTGACATAAATAAAAGATCACCATTCTCTAGCTTTTCCTCTGGTTTTAATAAGCGAAAACCTGTTGCTTCTGCACAATCTTCAAACATAGGCTTTTCTAAAAATTCTTCAGGTGTAACAGGTCTTTCCCAATCCATCAAGATAATATCCTTTTCTTCTAAATACCAATCTCTAACTAAACTCCAGCAATCAGTCACGCCCCAACACCACGGTCTACCTTTTAACGCTGGTCTATAT